ATAATAGGGTTTCCTTAAATTCTAGTTTACATTTATCAGCTAATATCTCTGACTGCCGTAACTAGCATCTCCGGTTTTACCCTAATACTTCCGTCACTTTGTGCCTAATATCTCTACTGGCTTATTTTATTATACTAACTTCTATAAATTCTTCAACTGGTATTGCTACACTTATTGCCTTTTCTTTGAAATCATCTGCGCATAATAGAAGTTCTTCGTCTTCGACCACTTCTACGTGCAGGCATTCTTTAAGTTCGTCTGATATCGTAATGCTTTTATTCTTTACTGCCAGTGCAAGGGCTTCGGCATTAGCCGGTACGGTCACAGGTGAGAACTCGGTAAGTTCCCACTTAGTGAATATAAACCTTGCCTCTGCAAGTGCCGGATTAGCCTTGATATCGTCCGGGGTTGGTCTGTGCCCTTCTTTTGGGATAAAGCCAACCGAGAACGCTTTGAGGAATCCACCCTTGAACAACTGCCATACCTCTTCGGCTAATTTAGTGGTTGCAAACTTGATCTTAGCAGTGATCCGCTTTCTACCCTGCTTTAACCATAAAGCCTTACCAATAGGAGGCTGGAAAGTGTTATGTGACCACGGAATAACCGGATTCTTACGGAAGTTCTCAGCGTCCATACCTTTAGGCACAAGCACTTCATTATCCCGATCAATCGACCCGGTAGAAATGACGGCGATTACGGAGCGTTCTTCCTCATTTATGTCGGTAGCCTTGCATAGGCCGAAAGATTCCTTCGCCTCGCCGTCGAATTTGTATTCGCACTCGATTAGTTCCTGGTCCTGTTCTAGTTCGTCTATATTCTCGATTGCCATAGTTCTGTTCCTTATTTTGGTAATGCTCAAGCATTGTCTTCGCTAACATTGATTGCCAGCCTATATGTTTTCTTGCCTGCCAGTTTATATATCAGGTTCGCTACTCCGAGATAAATCTTTGCTGGTATAGCGAATAACTTAAGGGCCATACGTAGATTATTTGTATTTAGCTTCACCGTTACTTGTATAGTGACGGTATTAACCGTAGGTCTTTCTTGGTGTGGCCCTGTATCAATCCATGTATCCTGTAAGTTATCAGGTGTATCGTTAGCCATTTTCTTTTCCTTTAATTATCCGATATAATAGGTATCAATTGGCACCTGCAATTCGGGTGAAGCGGAGGGTGTTTAATCGGTTCATAGTTGTACTTCTGTGTTATATTATTCCCTGTGTCCGGGTCTTTTACTGTCAATGAATCACCTTTGTCGAAGAAATTAGAACCGAGCTTTTGTACTTTGCCGTGCATTCTTGCGCAGTACGGGCATCTGCGATCATCGGGGACTGTGTCCCACTTCTTGCTTACAACAACGCCCGATTGCTCCCAGGCAAGCGTAGTGCCTTCGTTATGCGCCCAGATAGTCTCGGTTCGTACAACCCGGTCAGCTTTGAACCTTGCATCGAACTGGGTACGAACTCGCTTGATCGTACCGCTACGGGATTCACCGGCGGCGATTGATTCTGCGATGTCGTCCCTGATTTCCCTCTGGACGGTAGTAGCTACAGACCTTATCTGGCCTGCTCTATCATCTAAAGCCCGCAATACGGCGGGGCTGGAAGCGTTCACTACAGCACCGGGCTTTGCCAATTCCATTGCTTCGACAAGACCTATATCTAACAGACCCCTAATGAACGGTGCAGACTGAGCCGCAATCTCATCGGCCCATTTAGCTTCATTATACACTGAGCTTATGATATCATCGGCAGAAGCGGCAAAAGCGGCGTCGCTTGCTTCGTCTTCGATTGCTTTAGGCTTGCCAAAGGCTTTGAGGTTCTTAATAACCTCGGCCTCCATAGCCTTGAATGTCCTTACCATAGTCGCAACGAATACCCTCGGCATAAAGTCCGGTTCTGGCAGGTCGTTTGTCTGGCCCTCTCGCTTTTCTACTACTTCAATCGCCTTTTTAGGCTCTTCGACCGTCTCAACCTCTATCGGCTGTGGTTCTACTGGCTCGTCACCCCACGGGGCCGGGTCAACGCCGTCCTTTGCCCGTTCCTCATTAACTGAACTGTATTTAGTCCTTATGAGCGTTTCGATCTCCTTAAGCCTTTGCTCGCCGTCTACCGGAATAGCGTCATCGAATAGCAAGAAAAGGTCTTCACCCCAATTACGAGTAAATTGCTCGTTTAGCTTCTGTTCGATCATTGTAAGCTTCGGGTTAATGGTAAACTGCATCCATAGCTTAATAGACGACCGGAGATTATCCCGCGATATCTCGGTAGGAACTACGAATGTCAGAGGCACGCCATATACACCACAGGTCTCTTCGAGGGTAGTCTTGCGGCCTTGAACAAAGCCCATATCTTTCGGCTTGTGTCCGTATTCGTGGACTTTCGCACCTCCAGAGGCGATAAATAGATTGCCTGTGTTCTTGACGCCTCCATTCGTGCTTCTGTGATTAGCAAGAATCCGTTTCCTTTCGGTATCGCCCAATGTGCTCTCTACAGGTATCTCCATGACCATTGACGGATTACCACCGTTCTTAAAGTTGGCAATCTCGTACTGATTCATAGCCTCGTTAAGATCGATGGACTGCTCACCGGCCTTTGTAGGAGAATCACCTTTTAACGGGCAGGTCATGGAGGTGTATTTGAAGTGGATTATGTCTTTTGGGTTGAAATTGCTTGTATGCTGGCCCACTTTGTATTCATAGCTGGCAATCCGCTTTTCGTTCTTTGTGAGCTTGACTTTGACGAATTGAGACTGTAAAGGCCATATATTAAGAATCTCACCGCCGACCCCTCGCTGTAGCATCCAATAATCAACACCGATTGCCTCCAGATACTTAACTGTAATCTCTTTGAGGTCGAAAGCGTTATTGTTGGGGTTTACCTGACGGAGCAGGTCGATAATAGGATGGTCTGTTACCTCTTCGAGTTGGTCTGCTGTGCCTACCCGCTCTGCCAGCTTTGTATGTAGGAAAGCGTGTCGTCCTTTGCTTAGAGATGTCGTTTTGAGGCTCTTGGTCGTCTTTGTTGATTTCGTGGTGTATAACCGGAGTGGCACTTGCGCACAAGCCTTTGCATTGCGATCAATACATGTCCAACTCCAGCCCCGTATCTTAGCGATAAGCTGTGCATCGGTCTTTGCGCCGTAATAGTCCGTAGAAAGACCGCACATCTCCAAGACAGAATAGTGCATGGCCTTGCGGAATAAATACCCTAATACTTTGCTTTTAAATGACATATTCAACCTTATACCATACTATTTGTTAGTTGTCAAGAACTTTCTTTGGCTTGCCTAACATTTAGATTAAAAAAACCTTCTGTTCTTATGTCTTTAATCATGACTTGCCCACATTAGCTAATTGCCATTGAAATATATCCCATTTACGGTTATCTATCTGTGATATCTCTGCTCGAATCCGAGTTATTTCTTGTTTGTCGTAGCCGTCCGCTACAACCACGCTCGGTGTCGTTTTGTTATGCCCACAGCAGCAACTAAGCGTGTTATATCCTTTTTTCCATAGATGCTTTATCGCTTCTACGATACAGGCGTCTATGCAGACAGTTCGATTCTCCCGCCCTTCATCTACATTGTCAGGCAGGTCTAATACTGACTCCCCCTGCCCTTCTATATCCAGATTGTAAGATTTACAAGTACACATTATTCTTTCACCTGCTCTCTGTCCTCTGGGTGCGGTTTAAATGCTCTTTTAGCTTGTTCAATGTCTATTGGTTTACCGTCAACCATCTTTAAATCCTGCTCTCTGTATACTTCTAGGGACATAGATTCACCTAAGAAGACGGATTTAGTGTTTGGAAAGGCCCTTCTTAGGTCGATTTTGATCCTGTCAGACTCCTTAAGGGTTAACGGTGCTGTGCATTTACATACCACCACATCTCCCGGCTGTATGCTTATTACTTCTTTGCGGGTTGCATATCCTGAGTCGTACAAGTCCATTGTCTGCCCTTTCAAGGCCTCGAACATATCTTTTGATGCAAAGAAGTCATCCACTCCAAGACCGGAAGCCCTATATGCTTTATCAAGTCCCGCTTTGAATGTTTCATATTCTTCTTTGCGGGGGAGGGATGGGTTAAGTTGCTCATCAGTAATGTCAATATGCTTCCCATAATCTGACCGAGTTTCCGGCTTCGGGTCTTTTACCTTTGGCATGGATGGCTCTACCTGCATATGCCTATATTTAACCCTTACCCGAAATTCCCGTGGCCCATTCTCTTCGGTTGACACGTTATATACATAAGCCATATCGTCGCCGGGATGTTGGTCGTAAACCTTTGGAAGCTTGCCTGTAAAGAATATATCCGCTCCGTTTTCTCCTTCTTTTACCGACACATCAATTATTCTCAATAGAGGGTCAAGCGAGTCAATTTCTTTAAATATCATAATTTCTTTCCTTTATCTATGCCACGGTTTTCGTATTATCCACTGGGTTATATACAAGACAGCCAGTATCGATAGTCCAATTCCGATCATGTGCCAGCTTGTTATGTTGTAGATTATAGGGGTGTTCATGTTATGCCCTTTCTGTTGAATCCTGCGCGTTTACACACTCCGGGAAGCTGTTTTCGGCCTTAAAACACGGCTCGGTCTCGCATCCGGCATATGCCCGGCTACAAATAGGCCCGAATGCACAGGTATCGAGGCATGTAATCGGGCTTTCTTGCGTCTGGGTTGGGTTTATAGAATTACTCGTCATTATCTCATTTTCCCTGTATCGTGAGCATAACCAATTACCTCTATATTTCGCACGTCCCCCAGATAATAGAACTCGTCAGGGGTGTCAAGGATAACTCCCGTAACAACATCATGTTTGATCTCGCCTTCGATATCAACAAGCCCGCCCTTAGTGTTTACCTGTCCCTTAATGATATAGCTGGAGTACAAATCCTCTCCATCTATGTCTGTGTATTCCTCTATACATACCTCTACATGGTAAAGCTCTTTGGCTTCTTTAGCGGGTATATTGTGGGCATAATAATTGCCATCAGAGAAGAATAGGGCATATATATCGGTTTCTCCGTCTAGCCATACATTATTCAACTTACTCCATACCTTAAACTTCATAATCGGTCCTTTCTACATATTAGTCCATATTGCCGGGTCGTTAGCGTCAAGCGGCTCGTAGTCCACAAACCCGTCTTTAGTAAACATATTATCCTTGTTTTCCTTATCACCGATCACTTCCAGGTCTACTTTACCACCGCCTACCAGCTTTGTCAAGATATATCTTGTGGCGTCGATTAAATGGTTAAACAGGTCAGCGGGCTTATTAAGCAGCGTCCCGTCTTTCTTCTCTGCCCACTTGTAGGACGCGAACTCTTTGCGGAGGTTTGGGCTGTTGTGGTCCAATAACACATTATACTGCCTTATCCGCTGTATTCCATGCAGGATCGAGTCCGGCCCCTTTTGGCAGGGTACAATCATAAGCCCTGTATTGCGTATCTCGGTGATTGACTTTGGCTCGGCACAATCAGCCACAATAAGCTCTTGGCCGGCTACAGGGGCAAGTCTGGCGGCAATCATGGGGTTTGTGAGCTTTGTCTCGTATAGATGCTCCCTGACATACAGGTCATCTCCCTTTATGGCTATCTCTACAACGGCGCTGGGATCGATGGCAAAGCCGAAGTCAAGACCGAAGCCGGTATGCTCCGGTGTATCAGGCCAATCCCGTGTAATAGACCAGTTATCGAATATAAGCCCTTTGAGGTTGCCCCACTTACCAAGGCAGTAGATGTTGTAAAAGTTCTTATCACGGTGTACTAATGATTCAAGCTGAGCCTTATATTCTTTATCAATGAAAAGGTTGTCTTTGTATGTAGAGTGCATAACTGTCATGTTAAATGATACTTCTTCACCCTCGACTATTGTTGTGTATTTACGCCTTACGATCTTCTCTCCAGCTTCTATCTTTGCTTGGAGTTCGTCTCCGAACAGGTTTTGCCTTATCCAGTGCTGCTCGTTGATCGGGTTAAAAGATGCGATAAGCTGCTTATAATCGGGGAGTATACCTCTTAAGCGTAGGTCAAGCTGGTAAAAGTCGTATTCGGTGAATTCGGTGAATTCCTCAAGCCATACACTTGTAATACCTTGGATAGATTTGATTTTCTCCATATCATCTAAGCCAGTACAGTAAATAGAACTTTCACATTTAGTACCTGGGAACAAAGTGATCGTCATATCAGTTTTGTTGATTTTAGCCTTACCAGACAGACCCCAATCAACGATATACTCGCCGAACAACTTAAATACGGACGTTCTGGCAGTTGCTTTTATCTTGCGTAACACAAGGAAGTTATGTACCCTACCCTCTGCTGCGGCCTTGAGAATGCGGATTAAGACCTTTTCTGCCGCGAAGTATGACTTACCGGAGCCGCCCCCACCCATGAGGATTAGCCATCTATCCTTATTGGTGAATAGAGGCTGGAAGGCGGGGTTGGTTACTTCTTGGAGGTTGCTTAGGTCTATTTGGGTTTTAGGCACGGCTTACTCGCTGATTATGCGATTTAATTCATTCCTCAAGTCCATACAATTAGACGGTGACAGTGATACATGGTGGCCGTCAAGTGATAGATACACCTCACGAGGTCCTGAAAAGGACGCTTTTAGTACCATTATAGTCATAGTATCAGGGTTTGCGCCCACTACTTCCCACGATGTTTCGGTCGATAACATTTTCTTTCCCTTTCTATATGTCCTTTAGCTTGATATACCCGCGATTTCTCTTGCGGAATCTATGGTTTCTTCCCAGTCCTCACCATCCATCGTTTCATTCTCTATAAGCATAAGCAGGTCAATGAGTGCAGATTCTACGTCCGAAATCCTCTTCTTTGGGTTATATTTCCGCTCCCATGCAATAAGGTCAGTTAATTCGCTCATTTCAAAATTCCTTTATAAATTACCTTTTCTATTAAGTATACCATGAGGTTAGGAATAGTCAACTTATATATCCTTGAACTTCTCCGGTAGCTTGATTGTGATCGACTCACCACCACTTGTTACGTCTGTCCCTTCTCTTAGGCCGTGATTGGCCGATAACATGAGCTTTGCGATAGTGCTATTATAATCGCCCTTTAAGCCCTTATTACAGAGCATTTGCTTGCTTTTTTGTTTGATGATCCCCAAAGACCTTAAAAACTGTGGGTACTTCCTACCCCAATTCTGCAAAGTTTCCTCTGTTGAACCGATGTAACATGAGAACCCACATATACTTATGAGTTCTTCTTTGTCCTCGCACTCATCAAGGTAGCCCTGTATATACTCTCTTGAGCAATATTCCTCTTTATACTTTGTCGGCCTGCCTCCGGCGTGTTTCTTTTTTGCTTTCTTCTTTGCCATTATTTCCACGGCCTCTTAAATGAGAATATGAAACATATCCCTAGTATTATTAGTCCTGTTATTGTTAAATCAGCGTAATCTATGTCCATAACTGTTCCGATCTGGTTTAATTATACATCATATTCCTTGACATTGCAAGGGTTTTATATTTTTCTTTTGGGGTATTCCGCGATATTAGCCTAAAAGGGAGAATAAATTTGATTTTCCTTTTTTATAGACGATACTTTTATTAGTAAGACATGTTAATAACAACACTTTTTAGGGAATTGGAATTATGAGACTGAGAACAAACGGAAAATACTCAGCAATACAAAAATGTGAATGCGGTTCCAAGGTGACACCTCTAATGAAGATAACGGATGAACCTGATAATTGGGCATGGCCTGAATGTCACGCCTGTGGAGATGTGGTTTGTGAAGATTGTAAATGTGAGCACGAAGATGAATTATATTGTTCTTGTTGCTATCAAGGAATAGCAATGGATAGGAGTTAAATCATGGAAAGTATTGAAGTCCAAGAATTAAATGATGATGGAAATAAGGTCAGATACGCAACGAGATGCTATTTTGAGGTAAAGATTAGTGATGACCGCTATGAAGAACTACAGGAAATTGCAGAAAGTCAAGATATTAGCGAATCAGATGCACTTGAAAGAGTGATAAGAGAAGGTTTTGATGGCTAACCCCGCCCGCCCCTGTGCTGGCAGAAAGAGAGAATCAAAATGACTGAATTAGAAGTATCCGGAATATTGATAATTGCATGTGTCTGTGCGTTAATTCTAATAGCGGCTTTGGCCGATAGAAAGTAAGGAGCGTTATTATGATTGATAAATTACCAGGCCTTAATAACCCTTTACCTGATCGACTAGACGGCTGGAAGGAAGTATTCATCTTACTCCCTTTGAGGCTGTTGCTTTTATCTATAGCCAGTACGTTTATTCTTTGGGTTTTAATAATTATTGGGGAGGTGATGAAATGACAGTTATATTTGAATATGAAGATGAGCAGTACGAAATGAAGCCCATTAAACGCCGCTCCCGCCCCGTCAAGGCTAAATGTATGAACTGTACTGCCGTAACCACTATAACCGATAAAGACCAGCCCTGCCCCGTCTGTATGCTGTGTGGTAGCTTGGCTTGGCAAGATTTGAAAGGATTGAGCAATGAGCTATAAATGCCCAATGTGCGGAACTAGAGTTTTCCCAGAAGATAGCCGAAAAAGAGGCAAGGGAGTCCTTGATTACCAAGTTGGCGAGATAGTAAAAGGGAAGAGAAAGTATATCCCTATGGTCGACATTGTTGATTTCGTTAATGAAATGTCGCCTGAGTTCCGTCCTGCTTGCGCCCGTTCTATTAGGGCAACGCCGTCATGGACTAAGTACCATGAGAGGATAGCAAAATGAAACGATGCAAGGATTGTTATTATCATAAACATAAGAGATACTCGGATTCTCGCGGGTGCATGTTTGACAAGAACTGTCTGCCACCGGAACGAGGCCGACGTAACTACCGCCGCAAGTGGTGGAAGTTCTGGAGGTCAAAATGAACCTACTCAAAGCCACCCTCTACGCCCTGCTTGCCGGTCTTATGGCTGTTTCGCCTCATGACTGGCGCGAATTAATGTAAACCCTTTATAGGAGTATTAAGAATGAAAACCCCTGAAAAAAGCACTGTTTTATCTGAGCTTGGCGTAGAAGACACTCCCGAAGTTGCAGGTCGTTACATTACCGACATGGACTACGAGTTTAACCGTGAAGATGTTATTAAGATTGCTGAATGGATTCATTACTTATCCACACAGGATTAATCACCTTCCTTAAATACCCCGTTCAGTGTGATCGCTGTTCGGGTTTATTTTATGCAATGAGCTTGCTTGGCTGTTCGAGTAGTCCGGTTATAAGATTCACTCCACCTGCTACCGGGGGTGCTTGTGCCCCACCCCATAGGATTAGATTGTCTTGTTGGTAGGCTTCCCAGGGGAAGTCTGTTGTTTGCTGTGCTTCTGAATCCGTAAATGCTTTTGATCGCATGTTGAAATAACTGATATATCCCATCAAAGGTCGGCGAGTATTATCTAGCTCAAATCCTATGTTGAGATCATGGTCATTATCGACATTTTGACCATCCCCATTTTGGTTTCCATAAGCACCGTTGTCTAATACGCCGTCAAGACAAAAATCTATTTCACCAGTGGCGTTTATCCAGCGAACAATTACCGTATGCTCTTTCCCGTCATCGAGAGATGTTAAGTTGTCTCTGAAAGTCCTACTTCCAGATACGCCCGGCTGCCCGATATTCAGCCTTACAAGGCCCGTACTTGTTATCACTACAAGCTCCCACCCGCCACCTGTAGGATTTCTTTTAAATGCTACAGTCCTCGCAAACTCTGCTCCTGTTACCGCATCCATTCTCAATCTAAAGACGAATGTTATATCGCCTGTCCCAAAATTGATACTTGAACTGTTTTGAATTAAAACATCTTGATTATCAGCAAAATGTAAAGCATCTCCATACTGCCCAGCTACCCATGTAGCCCCGCTGTTTGTGCCATCGTTCTTATTGCCTGAGTAGTCTTCTAAATCACCTACTCCGAGCATGGGGAGGTCGAGGACTAAGTCCTTGCGAAGCGGCGTCGCTTTTGGATGTCTCCCGAAAGGCGGTTTGATTAGATTGCTCATGTAAGGCTTGTTATTTTAGATATTCTAGTGGTAAATGCTATATTACAGTCTGGGTCATCAGCAGAAACGAATACTCTCACCTTTGCAGCAGCTACTGGGATTTCGACTGTCCATTCATCAACATCTGTATAGCAATTAAGACCCGAAGCGTGGTTACGTATAACATCTTGGGCAAGGGTGACGACATTAGTAGATTCAGTCTCTACCAGACAACTCTCGCTTTCTACTATTGCTACACCGGAGTCGTCACGAATAAGGAATTTTTGGCCGGGAATAGTAAAATTGCCGGTTGCTGACGTTAATGTAACTGTTGGGTCGTCTACCGCTACCGCGCCGTTAAGGGTGGTAGTGACTGCCGTTGTCGAGGAGGATGTAAAGGCCTGGTATCTCACCCAGTTATCATCTGCATAAGACACTTCTACTCTCACAAGTGATCCGCTATTAGCTACGGCCTCGGTCGGGCCAAGCTCAATATAAAGAAGTGATGCAAAGCTATCGGACACATCGGCTACCGCCCCCGTAAACGCTCCTGTTGCTATTATCTCTGTCCATGGATCGATTTCGATTATCGTGGTTGTTTTAGTAAGTGCCATTATAACTCCAATCCGTCGTCTATCTGTGATCTTGCTGTTTCGTATCTAGGGTCATTGAAATTGCTAAGGCTTGTCTTGTAACGATCTATAGCCTTCTGCATTTTCGCGCCAAGCCTCTTTTTAGTCTCAAACAAAGAAGCATCTTTACGGACAAAAGGCTCTCTGAATACTTGATTTATCTTCTCGACGCCGTCATCTTCTAGAACTAACCTTAAAGCCAGTTCGTCACCGGACGGAAACTCTTTGGTTACTGTTTTAGCTAAAGCCATGATTACTCCTTATAATTAGCTTTGGCCGCTTTGTAAACGACCAAGGAACTCTTTGTACGCTTGGTACATGAGCTATATCACTGTTATTATAAGGACTTATCGCTGATTGTCAAGGTTTATTTACCCCTGCCGAAGATTTATTTAATATTTCTGCTTGACTTTGGGGAAATAGTTGTTATTGTATAAGTGTTATGAAAGACCTTGTGAACAAAACCTTATCGAAACACCGCAGCCCGTATTCCTCTCGTTCACAAGGCGAAGTTCCCAGTACGGGCTGCATCTAATTTAATATGGAGATGTATTATGAGTTTAAAAGACAAGCTAGACCAGGCAGAGCGTGACAGAGAATTAGCCATATTTAATGCTGACGCTGAAATCTCCAGTATTAAGGCAAAGATAGCCGACAGTGAGGTTACTTATTCGGCAGGAGATAGGTTTAGGGATAACAGTAACGGCAAAAAGCATATCTTAATATTTGCCTGTAATTCTGCCTCGATGATAGACTTAAAGGATGGGTATAGTTGGGTTTCTGGTGTTAAAATTGACAGCATAAGATCATTAAAACCTAGCGAAATGGACCTCTTGTATGGCTGTCATACCTTTACCCGCTACTGGGACGCCCGCAAGCAATGTAAGTGCTAAAAACACGGGGTATTAGGCTTCGGCTTATATGGCGACCGGTCGAATAATCGACGCCATGCGGTATACCGCTACCCCACCCGCCCTCGTAGAAGAGTGTTGACCCGCAATATGTATCAGGTATTGCCAGCGATACACTAGGACTATTCTGGGAAACCAGTTGCTGGTTCGAGTCCAGCCGAGGGCATTAACTAACGCCTAATAATAGGCATAACCATTTTATTAAGGAAAAGTATTATGAGTGAACCAACGTATGCAGCAGTAAAGACAATAAGGAACTTCAAGATAACCGCCGTCGAGACAGTCCAGACGGCTCACAAGGGCACGAACATGCTTATTGAGGACGAAGATAATATCATCCTTAACGAAAAACTGTTCAAGGGCGCAACAAAGGAACTGGCTCTATTTGACGCTATGGCAGAGGTCAAGAAAGACGCTAAATGCGACATGACTAATTTAAGGTGGGACATCCGCCCTTTTCCCGGCTAGCCAAAGCAGGCCAGAGCGAGAACCTGGCCGATCAAAGTGCGGTGTCGATGCCTGCCCCTACCCCCTCACAGGATGTAGCTGTTGCCATAGAGCCTGACTACTCCCCGTCTGTTGGGGATGAAGTGAGCTTCGAGTCTTATATGTCGGCCACCAAGGGCATTGTTTTTAAAGCTACTGGGGTAGGCGGTCTCCTTATTGCCTGCAATAATGGCGAGTGGGCTTATCAGCGGGAGTTAAGTTCTATTAAGAAGACAGGTGTTCATTTCTTGAATACATGTCAAATTAGTGATGCTCAAGACCTCGCCAAAGCCTACTTTAAGGCCAAAGAACAGGTGGGGTTTAAGGCCGACCCTGCCCTGTCTTACGCTGAGAATCAGGCAGCGTGGGTTGAGTTTTACAAGCTTGAAGCAGGCAGTAAGGTTAAGGTAGTGAAAGAGTTTAAAACGGATAAAAATGGCTGTCATGCAGGTTGGAATAAAGGCAAGTCGAGATGTATAGGCGAGGTCTATTCAATAGCGATCATTGATACTAAAAGAATCGTAATAAAGACAGACGTAGATTCTGCAACACTATGGCCCTACTTCGCTCTAGAACCAGCATGAAATCACCTCTTGCCGGTCTAAAAGCTGTCAGGAGGCTTATTTAACGAAAGGAATGAAGATGAACTTTTTAACACGGGATCAAATTAAGACAGAAGCAGGCAAAGGCGAGATAGAAGCCTTGAAGTGTAGTTTGAAGCACCATGAGCAGGGCAGGGATGCTACAAGCTTGGAGTTGCAGAATGCTATAAGAGACGATAGGTTTGGGCATGGTCCCGACTGGTGTTCTTCATGCGTGAGAGACGACGAAGTCGAAAGTGACTGTAGTTGTGGTCTTTATGGCAAACAAACAGGATGCTGTAACGGGCTATACAACCCTGTATACAAAGCCTTGGGAATCTTCACCAAAGACCCCTCTAACGCCAACCACAAAGCCTTTACCGAGGCCGAGTCTAAGGTGTGTGAGTATATACAAGGGGTGATAGATAAGAAAGAGGCCGAGCTTGAAGATGCGAAGAAGCCAGTGCTTAAAGTTGGGGATATATGGGGTGACGGCAGTCCCGTAATGCTCCTTAATGAATGGAATATCCATCACAGGAATAACGAAAAGGGTCGCATTGTTGATTGCCAGTGTGATTTAATGCCCAATTTCAGTGAAACATATTACAAAGGGCAGCCTATTATTGGCAACCTTAAAGACATCTTCGACGACCTCAAAGCCATGCAGGAGAATGTTACGGAGTTTGAGATGGATTGCTTGTCTCACGCCGGAGACAGGGTCTCAATGTCTATTGTTGATAGCGAAAGTAGACCCGTCTTTGAGTTGAAGTATTACAAAAAAGGAGTGTATGCGGGGAATTGTTTCGTAAAAATAACCGACTTCATCCTCAAGCTCCGCCAGATGCAGGCCACGCTCAAACGAAACGAGGCAAAGAAATGACCCACTCAGACCGCATGGCAGACTGGCACGACCTCAAGGCAGAGCAGGCTAAGAATAAGGAAACTCAGGTCTTTCACGAGCAGAGGGCCGCAATATGGAGAACGAAATGAACTTAATTACACTTAAATCCAAATGTATAAACGCAAGGAGGTTAACAGAGAAGCACCCCGACAGCCGCCCCTTGCAGATTCTCTATGAGCGGGCGCAACGCAGGGTCGAAGCTAAAGAGCGTGAGGTGTTCTGCACTGAGGAGTCGAAATGAAAGTCCGCCTATCATTCTGTTCTGACTGTACCGTCACAGTCCCTGACGGCTCGACACACGCTGTTTCAGTGCAAGAGGCTAAAGATGCCGTGGAGTTCGCCTTACCCCTCCTACTGGACGGCTACGAGGCCAGGGACTGCGAGATAACAGGCGTTAATAATTATACGGCAGAGGAAAAACTATGATTATACATGATATGGAGCAAGGCAGCCCTGAATGGTTTGAAGCTCGCCTCGGTAAAGTAACGGGCAGTAACTTCGGAACAGCCATAGCAAAGCCAGGTTCAACCAGAACGCTTTACATGCGTAGACTGATAGCTGAGAGGCTTACCGGAATGCCACAGGTTACTTATAAGAATGCCAACATGGAACGTGGTACTGAGCTTGAACCCGCAGCTAGAGAATATTACGCCGCGATAAACGATTGCATTATCAAAGAAGTCGGTTTTATCGAAGTCAACGAAAACACCGGAGTTAGTCCCGATGGCCTAATCGGAGAAGATGGAGGACTAGAAATCAAGTGTCCATTGCCGTCTACTCACATCGAATACATCTTAGGAGACAGAGAGATAGCATGTTACCGGCCACAGGTACAGGGATGTATGTGGGCTACAGATCGCAAGTGGTGGGACTTTGTATCCTACTGCCCAGAGGTCACTCAGCGTCCAATATGGATACACAGGGTAGAACGTGACTTCGTGTATATGGCAGATATGACAACAAAGTTAAACAAGTTCGTAGCTGAAATGGAAAAGAAAATCAATTTAATTATAGGTGAAACATTTTAAGGAAAGAATCATGGAAGACATAGTAGTAAAACCAAAAGAAGAACCGACACAGGCTTTAGCAATACAAATCAACCCAGACGCGCCGCCTATGGTTCAGATAGCTCAGATGATGCAAGCCGGGCTTGATATTGATGTTGACAAAATGGAAAAACTGCGAGAGATTGGCGAAAAATACGATGCTAGTGTTGCCCGCAAATCATTCTTCTCCGCTATCTCATTGGTTCAGTCAGAAGTCGGGGGTGTTTATAAGACCAAAAAGAACGCACAAACCAACAGTATGTATGCTACCCTCGACGATGTTATTGAAGTAGCAAAGCCTATTTACACAAAGCATGGGTTCTCCGTAGTCTTCTCTGAGGGTAAAGCTGATGCTGATGGCGATATAAGAATATGTGCTGACGTTATGCACAAAGACGGACACGAACGATCTTACTACCACGACCTTGCCATAGACGATAAAGGCATAAAAGGCTCTGTAAACAAAACGCAAATCCACGGCAAGGCGTCTTCTATAACTTATGGACGTAGATATTTAATGTGTATGATCTGGAATATCCCAACTCCCGACAATGACGGTAATAATAATAACAAAAAACCCGTGGTAATTGCTTTCCCTACTGAGCTTGAATGGGAATGCGTAGACGCTATAATCGAAAAACTACCAAAAGACGACGGCGTGATCGACCGGGAAAGACTTGCTAAGTGGTTCCTTGCTGACAGGGGAGCGTACCCGTCAACGAAAGCGAGAATAAGCGAGGCTGCCGAGTACGTCATGAAGAAAAGCCCAAAGAATATTTACGTAACCGCAGGCTGATTATATAATTCAATCAGCTTTTCATCCCGTATAGCCTGCCCGGTCGCTAGCTGGGCAGGTATACTTTAAGGAGTAATGATAATGAGTGCAGAGAAACTAAGAAACCTAGCCAAAATACCTGGCATGTCGGAATTGGTCGGCCCGTTGGGCATTGAGGTATTGAATGATATTTCCGATAGTTATTCAGCTATGTATAAGGCGTTGGAGTATTTTCTGGATATGAATTTAGAGATAGATGCCGCTACAGTACCAAAAGCAGGTATTGGTTCTGCTCCAGAACAGGTCGTGTACAATGCCGCAATAGGGTATCTTAGGATAAAAAAGGCACGACAAGCCCTCGCCCTAGCCAAAGGAGAAAACTAATGGAAGCTTACATAGACCCCACGGATTTTCCCTGCTTCATAGACTCACAGAAGATCGAGCCAAAGAGTATTAAGTGTATTGGCGCGGACAAGTGCAAAAACAAGGGTTGCCCGCTTGTGGCAGACAGAGACGAAAGGGACGAAGAATGAAGCGATGTAAGGATTGTAAATGGACGGGCTACAAAAGCTGTTGGCTGGACTGTAGAAATAACTACTCCCCTAAATGGTATATAAGACTAATGTTCTGGAGAAAGAAATAATGCCCACCTACGAGAACCTAAACAAAACCCTCGGCCAGCCCCCACGTTTTGAAAAGACCTACGGCGATATTCTTATGGAGATCAAGCCGGGCGGTGGGATTAAGCTACTTGACCCTATAGAGTTCATCACAGACCGGCAGAGACGCTGGTACAAGGGCGTGTGTCTGCCGTGGCTGGCAAAGCATGACGAGAACCAGGAAAGCACCTATTGGTGGGATGATGAGGTTAAACGGCTCTGTAACGGCCTTGCCTTACTCAAGCAGGACATCTACTTCATGCAGGGCGTAGACGGACAGAAGATACCTATTGGTAGATTGACCACAAGCGGGGTTGGTAAGCGGAATATGACGGCCTTTATTGAAGAGATACTGGCTATGTCGGTAACAAAGAATTGGGGCGTTGCAAGCCCTGACCCAGATTTAAGAAAGTAACCTCACTCTCCGAGTGACAGAAAGGAATGAAAGATGTACGGAAACGAAAAAAGAGTAGAAACTAATTGGTCATTTAATTGCAACGCCTGTTCTAAGCAAGGGTACGATGCGATAGAAGACGCTGTTTATTATTGCGGGATAGTTGAATTTCTCGCTAAGGAGATGGATTGGGGGGAGGGTGCTATTCAAAATACACTGATGGATATGTGCGATTTTGATCCCGATAGATTAGTAAGCATAAGCATCGAAGTTCCTGAAACACTTTGGGATTTGCATGAAACCCGGATAGAGGCTATGTTCGGCAAGATAGAGGACGCCCTTGACGACAATGCAGGTGGTTGGAACTGTAATTGCTAAGTAATAACCCATCTTGTCGGATGGCCGCTCCCGGCTCGTGGCCGGGGGCATTTAAACTAAGCCAGTAAACAGGTGTACCCAGCCATCTAGCGAGCACACCCCGCCATTAAATGGCTAAACACGGCTGGGCTGGCATTATAGAAAGGAAATGATATGACCCAGAACAAAGAAATCAAAGCCCACCTGGAAGCTGGCTTAACCTTAACCTCCTTACAAGCCCTAGACCTGTACGGCTGCTTCAGGTTAGCCGCTAGGATATTAGACTTGCGCGAGGCTGGGCTTGACGTTCATATGCGGATGATATTGAATAATGATAAGCGTTACGCGGAATATTCTTTATAGGAGTTATAATGCTATACAAAGGTGATTGCTTACAAGAAATGAAACAAATCCCTGACGGCTCCGTGGATATGGTTATGACAGACCCACCCTACGGCACTACTGCCTGTAAATGGGACGCCATCATCCCCCTAGAGCCGATGTGGGAGCAGTTGAAGCGGGTTATTAAGCCTAACGGTGCTATTGTTATGACAGCCAGCCAGCCGTTTACTACCACCCTTATAGCGTCTAATATGAAGATGTTTAAGTATTGCTGGGTGTGGGAAAAGACGATCGCTGCCAATTTCTTTAACGCAAAAAACAAACCTCTTCAAAAGCACGAAGATATAGCCGTATTCTCATCCGGTACCGTGGCAAACTGTAGCGATCGAAGAATGCCATATTACCCACAAGGCTTAATTGAGACTAATAAACGCTGGTCAAGGCCGAAAAAATACCCAAGTGAGCATAAAATGGTCAGAAAAAGCCATAGTCTCGATCGCGTTATTAAGTTTTCCAATTACCCATCCAGCATCCAAAAGATCTCAAACGGAAATAATAAGTCAGTCCATCCCACCCAAAAACCAGTAGCCCTAATGGAATACCTTATCAAAACATACACCAACGAAGGCGAGACTGTTCTGGACTTTACAATGGGAAGCGGGACTACAGGGGTTGCTTGCGTAAACCTCAACCGTCAATTCATTGGCATTGAAAAAGACGATAAATACTACGAGATCGCAAAGAAGCGGATTCAAGAAGCAGAGGACGCTTGCGGTTTATTTAATAAAAGTTAGAAAAATTATCTTTACATTGCAAGGAAAGTGTGGTATAAGTAGAGACATGCTTAGTATAAAACGTAAATTCCAATTGATTCTTCAAGACCAGTTCCGGGTGCATTTCCTTTGCGTTTTGCTAAGCAGCCCGTTTCTGGTCTTTTTTATTGCAGGTGATCTATGCCACAAGGAAGAATAGTGCTCAAATCAATATGCCAAAGTAAGAAATTATCCCAACTCAAAACAGATGGAGCAAGGCTTCTTTACACTTGGTTGCTCCCGAATGTTGATATAAATGGTTGCTTTTCTGGTGACGAATATGTTATCAATGGGCAGATACTTTCAAGGCTTAAAAAAACAATCCCTACAATCACCGGATACCTCCAAGACCTGCACGATAAAGAGTTAATTATTTGGTACGAAGCTGACAACGATAAATTCCTTTGTATACCAGACTTCGCCACTAAACAACCAAGCTTAAACCCCTCTAAAGAAGCAAAATCAACGATTCCTATGCCTAGTCCAGAGTTACTCCAGACCTACTCCGGACTTACTCCGCCTAAAGCGAAGGAAAGCGAAGCGAACGAAAGCGAAGGAAAGGGAAGAAAAAGCGAAGTAAAGGACGGTTCGTCTTTTTCCTCAACTGATCGTTCTTCGGTCGTTTCGGATGAGTCTAAATTCCACTTACGGTCTATTGATTTATTTGGATGTGCAAAGAATGGCGACAAGACAACACTGAAAAGGATTGCAGAACATTTATCGAAATCACTAGATGAGGAAGTTTTTGACAAGGCATGGAGGGTCGCGCAAGAATGCAAGAAGAAGGGTTCTAATCCAATAGCCCTGTTTATATCAAGAATGAAAGATGAATTTAATTATAGGAAATGAAATGCTAGACATTAAAGACATAACAAACACAATAATACAAGGTGATTGCATTGAAACAATGCGAACATTCCCTGCAAAGTCGATAAACTGCTGTGTTACCTCACCGCCTTATTGGGGCTTGCGTGATTACGGCGTTGATGGTCAGTTAGGGCTTGAAGATACCCCAGAAGAATTTGTTTCCAAGATGGTTGCTGTCTTCGCCGAGGTCAAGCGGGTATTGCGGGATGATGGTACTTTGTGGTTGAATCTGGGGGATAGTTACGCTCATAACACAAAAGGTGATACTCGTACAAAAGAAGATTATATACGGCAAGGTGCGACTGTTGGCGCGTTGCTGTCGGGTGCGCAAAACGCTGGTGGAGTTCGGAAATGCAATCACGGCGTAAAAGTCAAAGACCTCGTAGGTATCCCGTGGATGGTAGCCTTTGCCTTACGTAAAGATGGCTGGTATCTCCGTCAGGACATTATCTGGCACAAGCCCAACCCAATGCCCGAAAGCGTCAAAGACCGATGTACGAAGGCGCATGAGTATATTTTCCTGCTGAGTAAGAATAAGAAGTATTATTATGATGCTGATGCTATACGGGAGGACTTCACAGACGATAGGATGGGAAACCCAAAGGGAGGTGGTCAGTATGCCAAAGAAGCGTTTAAAGATGTATTTGGCCCAAACGCACAGTCTGGTCTGCAAAAGGGCGAGTGGAACGCAGACGGATCTGTTACGGGTCGCAACAAACGCTCAGTATGGACAGTAACAACTAAGCCCTACTCCGAAGCCCATTTCGCTACATTCCCGCCAGACCTCATAGAACCCTGTATTCTAGCAGGTTGTCCTGCAGACGGTATCGTACTAGACCCGTTCATGGGAAGTGGCACAACAGCGATGGTGGCTTATGAGAACAACAGGAATTATGTAGGGTGTGAACTTAACCCGGAATATATTGAATTAAATAGAGCAGATATTGCCAAAGAAAAGTATGGATTGTTTGAATGACCCTACAAGAAAACAATAGCCCTGTTTATATCAAGAATGAAAGATGAATTTGATTATAGGAAACCATAATGCTAAACATTAAAGACATAACAAACACAATAATACAAGGCGATTGCTTAGAGGTAATGAAACAGATGCCTGATAATTGTGTGGATTTAATTCTAACCGACCCGCCCTATGGAATTGGGATTGACGGACAGAAAGCCTGTTCCTGTAAGAATCCAAAACACAATAGGAAAGAACATGATTTTAAGGGATGGGACAAGGCTATTCCACCGAAGGAATATTTCGAGGAGATGTTTAGGGTAAGCAGAAATCAAATAATTTGGGGTGGTAATTATTTCGTAGAACATCTTACTGAGGGGCATAAGGGATGGATAGTCTGGGATAAAGGCCAGCATGGATTAACAATGTCTGATTGTGAACTTGCTTATTCCTCTTTTGATTTTGTTACGCGGATTATTGTTATGAATAGAGCCGAGTTACTTAGGGATGGAACGAAACACCCGACTCAGAAACCTTACCGCCTGTTCAAGCAAATAATAACAAAGCACAGTTCCGAGAATCAAATTATCCTCGACCCCTTCTTAGGTTCGGGAACAACAGCTGTAGCTTGTGAACTCATGAACCGCAACTACATAGGCATAGAGATAAGCCCTGAATACTGCGAAATTGCCCGTAAGCGAGTACAAGAGGCTAAAGACAGTATGGGGTTATTTAAATGACCCTACAAGAAAACATAGACAAATACGAAAGCAATGTAAGGAATTTCACGGTAGCAAATCTCAAGGCAGACCCGGAGTTTATGCAAGCTTGCCGTGACGATGTCGAACTAAGGGAATGGGTGCTAGCCCAGAGACCTGATATGCGCAACGAGAAGCAGCCTAAAATGAAATTCCTCGGTGTTGCTAGTAGCAAAGGACAGGTAACGGACAAATCGCCTCAGATCGAGCCTGAGCCAGTAGAGAAAATATCAAAGACAGCCCAGATAATGAAGGATTTAAAGGCGTATAAAGATAAACAAGGTTTTATTTAGGAGTAAGATAATGCGAAGATTAACATTAGCAGTTAAAACAGAATACTTTCAGCAGATAAAGTCAGGCGAAAAGAAGTATGAGTACCGACTTTATAATGATTTCTGGAAGACCCGTATATTGGGTAAGGCGATTGAAGAGATTGTCATCACGCTTGGCTACCCAAAGAGGGGCGACCCCGACAGGACTGAATACAGGCCATACAAAGGCTATGAAGTAACCTGGATAACGCACGATGAATTCGGTAATAAGCCGGTCAAGGTTTTTGCGATAGTAGTTAATTAAAGGAGAAGTATAATGTATAGAGGTAAAAGAATAGACGGCGAAGGTTGGGTTTATGGGTATCACTCTAAAACATCTTTCCGGTTTGATGAAGACTCAGAATGGGAAACTCACGATGTAATAGTAGAGATATATGAAGGCAGGTCGTTTGATTACTTCGTCCACCCCTCCTCTGTCGGGCAGTGGACAGGGCTTAAGGATAAGAATGGGGTGGAAATTTACACTGGTGATATACTTGACTTTGATTTATCTGAATGGGGCGGTACATTTGATCCCGAAGAAATAACTCTTGAGGGTTTAATTGGTTCGTGGGATTTCTGTGGAAGCAAAAGCGACGTATCTGAATGGCGACAGGTCATAGGCAACACCACCGGCAACCCAGAATTATTAACCCAGACTTGACTTTCCCCAAAAAGAGGGTATAATTAAGGTAGCAATGGAAGATAAACCGAAACAATCTAGGCAACCCCGCACCCTCAAGGCACCTCCGCCTGTCTTCCATTGCTGTTAGATCGGGCTGCGGGGTAATTTTATAAAGGGATAGAATTATGATTGACTGTATAAAATGCAAAACCACTATAACGGTACACGAAAGCCATGAGACGCCAGAGGGCAATATGTGCAATGCCTGCAAGATAGCCGAGCTTGAGGTAGAACTCGCCCTGCATGAGTGGGTAGATATAAAGGAGAGGGTGCCGGAAGAGTCGGGGTATTTTCAAGTACTACGGCGAATTAATACTTTGCCATCCACAAGAGAATATTGTTTTGAAACGAACCATTGGTACAGCAAGGATATTATTTGCTTCTGGAAGCCCATCACCCTCCCAGCCATCGGAGAGGAGGTCAGCCATGACTCCTGACACCCTACTAACAGCCAGCGACAAAGACCTGCCGAGGCTGCTAGGCGAGGTGTTAATCAATGAAGATAAAACTCACGAACCAAACCTGCCCGGCCATATGTGCAAAAGGTGTTTCATAAGTTTTCGCTGGCCAACCTCTCCTGCAAAGGACGCCGATTGCCCTGCTAAGAACCTCATCCCCCTCACCCCTGACAACGCTTTTAAGTGGCGGGACTGGGCTATTGATGGAAGCCATTACATGAACGGAATATGGGATAAGGCTTGCGATGCTGTTTACTATCACTTTAGAGATGGTAGTTTCGAGCCTAGAGGTAGGTGGTTCGTAGCGTACGCCCAACCCAAACACTACCTCATCGCCGCCGCCCTGTGCGTATTGAAAGGAAAAGACAATGAATAATAAAGCAGTCAAAATCCCAAGCTATGAAGAACTGACACAGGGCAAGCAAGAATACAAATGCCACGGCTGCGGCAAGACCGAGCAAGCCCCAACCCTGCCCTATCAGTGGTCAAGCATCCATGAAGAGGCTGCGGGTGTGCATGACTCGGATTGCGTAACGTATAAATATGATTACTTTTTATGTCCTGATTGCAGAATAAAGGAGTTTGATAATGGCAGATAAAGAATTGAAAGCGTGTCCTTGTGGCGGGAAGATGGAATTACTAAACGACCAGCGACATATGAAGCAAAGCAAGGCTAAGGGTAAGGCGGATAAGTATGAAGACGAACTTGAGAAATGTACACAATTACTAAACAAATACTGGCCGGAAAGCATGTCCTGTAATGGCTATCTGCAAGTAGCTGGACACCTTAAAAATATACTAACCCGCCAGCCTGAGCAAGAGTTGGTGGATGCGTTGGAGGTAATATGCGGGACTACCTGCGTAGACGGGTACAGTAAGGTTATTGAAATAGCAGATAAGGCACTCGCTAAATACAAGGAGAAGATATAATGGCACTTAAGAAATCAAGTAAACTCAAATCCCAGAAGTCCCGCAAGGCGTGGGAGATGGTACGGGCAGGAACCGACTACAAGACTATCGGAATCGAAGTAGGCTACACCGCTACCGCTATCAAGCTCTTTGCTGTGCGTAAGTACAAGGACGAATCAGAGAAGCTATGGGCTGCGGAGATCAAGGCGATAGGGCATTGCGAGATATGCCTAAAGAATATCGAGTTGAACGCCCACCACCTCTTGCCGAAGTCTATCTGGACAAACCTTGACCGTGACCTGAGCAATGGAATCTGCCTTTGTACAGACCATCACACTATGAACCCTCAGATATCACCACATAACAACATTGCCTCCGGCGAAGAGTTCCTTAAATGGCTTGAGGAATACCGACCTGGACAATTCGCTTGGTACAACGAACACAAGCTCGACCGGAAGTATATCGGTAATGACTATGAACTAGCGTATAACACACTTAAGGAGTAAAGCAATGGAAGTAAAAACACAAGCATTAATAGCGGCCTGCAAAGAGGCAGGGTACAAGCACTTAACAATTTTTACAGAGCATGAGAATGTGCCAGAATCCAAGATACATGCAAGCGGTTATGGTACGTTTATGCAGACAGGAGTTAGAATCAATACTTTAGTTTGCGCACACCCCGAAAGGTTAGGCCCGAGTGATAAAAAAGCAGGTAAGAAATGGCCTAAGATATGGGGTATAATTAAAGACTTGTCATTAAACCCACACGGGGCTGGTTATTGCGATTGCTATCCAGTTCATAAGGACTTGTTAGGGTTACTCGACAAAGGCTATTACGAACTTTAAGGAGTAAAGCAATGGAACAGCCTACAATAACCTGCCCTAAATGCGGGTTTGTGTTTGACGACTTTGACGGGTTTGGGTTTATCTTTTGCACAGAATGTAACCACTGCACCCACCCTAATTCTTACGAGGGCAAGTGCGGGATATGCGGAAAAACTATTAAGGAGCAAGAATAATGAAGAAAATAAGAATCCTTTTTTATGTAACACCGAAGAAATTTAAATGGAAGTACAAAATCAACTGGCTCATCTCGCTCTGGACACGGAGTAAGTATAGCCATTGCGAGGTGTGGACGCCTGATGAAAGCGGTAGAGGCAACCCCGACTTTCAAGAGCAGAATCAATGGATGTACCCTCACCCTGTAGAAATTGACCCATCTACCGGATTCGACATAATGCTAGATAAGCCGATGGGCATCTGCTACACCTCCACCATGCGAGGCGACCACAACGGCACTGTCAAGCGTCCGGCAAGCGAGGTGCTGGATAAGCCTAGTCACTGGGAGTATATTGAGATCAAATTAACAGGCGAACAATATGACCATATAGTTTCCGTAATGGACATAGAAGTCACTAATAACATGGGGTACTCGAAATGGGACTTGCTTAAGTTTGTTTCGCCGTGGCACTTCCCTGACGAGAGCCGGAATATATGCAGTGAGTTTGTGAATAACATGCTTTACTTTACCAATGTATTTACGGATGGTTTCGGCATCATCTCCCCTAAGAAGCTACACAAGAAACTGACAAAGCTGGGCTATGAGACAAAGAGGCTGGCATGATACGCAAGAACCCAAAACCCCCACCCAAGGACCAGCTTAGAATAAGGCAGGCGAGGCGACATGCTAATTATAGGTTTAAAATTAAACGTAATCAAGAACGATTTATTGAAAGGAAGTGAAGAATGAGTTTATTTAGCCCAGACGAAGTATGTGAAACCTGCATCCATGCAGAATTCCATGATTGTTGTAAGACTTTTTGCAACTGTAAAGAAGACCATGAGATAAATGGCATAACAGGAACTTGTGAATACATGGAGGAAAGATCGTGAAACACCTCCTCCTCTCCCTCGCTACCCTATGGCTGTGCGGGTGTGCCTTACATGAATCGAAAGAGACGCTTACCGTACAAAGCCCTACAGCTACCGTTAAATACGAAAGCAAGGTTTGGGGCGGGTCAGTGCTATCTTTCTTCAAAGTCCGGCAGGTGAGCAAGACAGGCCCACTGAGCGAGTTGTTTATAGGCGATATGGAGGGTAAGCCAGACCCGAACAGTATAAATGAAGTAAGTGGCGGGATTGTCCCGCTGTTAATTAAAGGTTTAACGAAAGGATAGAAGAATTATGGATAACATTAACACAAATGAAACAGCTAGACCCCCGAAGCAAAGGTATATCGGAGTAAAGATTGTTCTGGCAGATCTGATGAAGTTAGGTGCTTTTAATCACTTTGAAAATCGCAATATGTCGGGTGATCAAAAAGCGGATGGCTACCGTGTCGAATACGAGAACGGTTGTCGGTCATGGATGCCGAAAGAACAGTTCGAGCCTGGCAATCAACTTTGTGACGCTATGCTATTTGGCCATGCCATCGAAGTAATGAAGTTGGATAAGAAGGTTGCTCGGAGCGAGTTTGCGAAAGGCACGTACATACGGCTTATTGACCCGTACAGCAATGACCAGTATACCGTTACAGAAAAGGACGGCATGGACGGAACGCTTTATCCTTACTTCGTAATAAAAACGACCGAAAAGGGACTCGTGCCGTGGGTTCCCACAGACAGCGATATGCTCGCCAAAGACTGGCAGATCGTAGAATAGCCACTAGTTACGGCCTGCCCCTGCCCTGTAATCCCGTGCGACGGAAAGTGGGGCGGGGGTAATTTAAGGAGATAAGACAATGGCAAAGAAGCTCAAAAAGAAACTTAAAAGAACTGGCGTATGGCACGCGCATGGACTAACCCAAGCCAAGTGCCCTTACTGTAAGAAATGGGGTACTGTGCTTATGATGGTTCTAGGTGGCGAAGTTCTGGAGTGTGGTTTATGTAGAGAAGAGTTTGTACTATCCGAAAGGAGATGATAATGGAAGTCACTGGCAAAGTATGCGGCGGGTGCGGCGTTCTTAAAGCTTTCAAAGATATGGTTAGGAACTCGCGGTGTAGTCATGGGTGCGAAGGGACATGTAAGGTCTGCCGTGATACTAAGTCTAAACCACAGTGGCAGCGCAGGGATAGAGCGAGAACAGAGCGAAACAGGGCAGAAAGGAAAATAAAAGACGACCTCTGGGAAGAAACGGTGCAGCTTGAGATAGACTATTATGCTAAGCAGGTGGCCGTGATGAGACATGACTTAAGCCCGGCTCTAACGCCGGGGAATGTGATATTGTACTTAAAGGAATGTAATGGTAATCCATCCAATGATGTACAGAGAAGGCACTTGCACTTCTTGCACTGCCACGACCGACGAATGTTACGATACTGAGACACGATGGGAAACATACATCGTTGATCCGGTCGAAGAAGAATTGCTAGTCATAGAAACAAAACATATCTGGCCTATCAGGATATTATCAATGCCTAAAGGATTGCCAGTTTACAAGCCATTCATTAGACGCTACCAAGGCAATAATCGAGGTCGGCACTGGAATAGATAAGACCCCCATCAAGCACGTATGCCTGACAGGGGCGGAGGATGAAAAGATGGAACTTATACGTTAGATGTCCTAAGCTGCTTTCTGCCTGTCTCGGATGGAGCAGGGCCGTTTGTTATCGTTAAGAACGCAGAATCGTATTTAAGATTACCACCGTTTTGATTTAAAGTCGTCACCGTCCTTGCCTCGGCGCTGATTGTAAAGTCTGCCGTGCCTGATTCAAGGTTGCAGGTTGTAATTGTCCCGTTAGAGGCTGGCCTTGCTTCGCCACCGTCAATATTAAGAGTTGCGATATCTCCTGTGCCTGAGGTTGTCAAAGTCCCACCTTTACAGTCCACAATATTAGCCTCGCATTTAAGCTGAGTTTCACCGCCGACACAATCCAGGTCGTTCATAGTGACGCCAGCGCCGATCTCAACCTTAGCGTCAGTGCCTACGGATGTCTCAAAGCTTACTAAGACATCGCCTATAGTTGCCGTCTCGCCTGTCTGAGCGGCAATGCCTACTGAGCCTACCCTGATCTCTTTAATGTCACTGGAGCCGTTAGCTGCGAGGTATCTAAACGCTGTCTTGTTCGCGTCGGTTGGGTTTGCGGTGAAATATACAATAACATCACAAGGTTGCGTAGCTCCGGTATCGATCTTGATACGTCCTGACCCTGCTGCTGTGCCGGTCGAGAACAATTCACCTACGAATAGCTTTGCACATTCTACCTGGAGGTAAGCACCAACCAGCCCAGTAGCTCCGTCATGCCCGATAAAGCCGGTGTAGGTTCTGGATACGTGCAGGCTTTGGAGGTAGTAAGTCGCTCCGGTATTGTTAAGGCCGTATAGAATATCAACCGTTGAATCCTCGATATAAACATCTTCGGAGTTATCTCCCGTATCTTCACCCGGAACTGTACCGAGAGACCAGTTATTAACGTCTTGCCAATCATTAGGCCCACCGTTTGCTGTTGTAGCTGCTGGCACGAACGTAGCCGAGCCGCCAGAGGCCGAAGAAGCCACTTGGAAAGCCGTTCCTGCTACATCGGCAGTAAGTATGACCGTTGCTGTGCCTGATGCCGTAATACCCGTCTGGAGGCTATCAAGGGAGTCGTTCCATAGAGTTATCAACGCACCTGATACGGTTGTCGCCGAAGTATCCACCGCTGTATAATTTATTACGTTACTAGACCCGTCAAATCCTGTAGTGGTTAAGGTGAATACATCGCCTATCCCCACGCTTGCAGGTGTATCGGTATCTACCTGTGCTACTGCCGTTGCTGTTCCTAAGAATCTATTTATTGCCATGATTTACTCCTTTGCCCATTTATCTTTGGGGCATTCTGCTGTTAGAACTCTTGCTTTCGCCGGTATGTCGCATTTACATATCCTACAGTAAATGTTCCTTCCGGTATTCTGTTTTGGCAATAACGGCAACTTCGATAAGTCGTCAAAGTTAGTAAGGACTTTTATGCCATTTTTAAAAAGCCATACCGCGTATTCTATTCGTTTCATCCATGTATTATATTCACACGTTCTGCATACTCTTATTCTGCCGTCCGTAAACTCGTATTTCTTACCTGTGGCTAGGGCTGTGTAACCTTTGGCTATGTTTTTGCCTGTTTGTATTATCTTCTTTGTTTTTCCGCAGCAGGTCATTATGGCTGCCTTACAGAGGCTGTACCACCAGAATACCTAGCGGAAGCAACCTGAACCGGAACGGAAACTGGTGTCGCAAAACATAGATTTCCGGGGCTCATAACCCCACCGTTCAAAATAATCATATTAGTTGTACCTGTTGTCGAGGGTGTATCTTCGTCGAACCAACTAGCAACTACTGAACCGAGAACCTGACCGCCAGGAGGTTGATATAAAATGAAACGCCGCAACGATGTAGCAATATGTCTTTCGACAACCGAGCCAGTACAGTTACTCCCGTCCCACCGTTCGATAAAGCAACCTAAGCCTGTTAAATCAACAATTTGCTCAAACCCTACATTAGCTCCGGTATTGAAGATCTGTGTGAGTGGAAAAGTTCCATTTATCGGCCACGGGCCAGTCGACAACTCCAACGCTTGACAACTTGTTGTGTTGTTTAACAGTATAAGCTCCACAGTATCGATACCATCGCATGGAAGCACTGATACCTGCACCTTCCCCGTATCGGGATTACGTGCAAGCTTGCCTGTACTTTGATTTCTATGTAATTTTCTTATGGTGTCGTACACTCACATTCTTCTGTTACATCAAATAATTGAATACATTCCCATTGCGGCTCTGGTGTACCTGCGTTATCTATGTTTATTCGTTTTGCGTATAATATAGAGCCTATTTCTAGCAATGGTGAAGCTTCGTTTAAGTCTGTTATTATTGATGGCAAATTACAATAAATAGTTACACCCTCACCTGTCGTGCCGTCAAACTTAAATAGGGTTGCCGTTATCGTATTACCTAGACCTGCATCGGCAGTACAGACCGCCCTTTTAGTTCCGCTACTGCCCGTGCCGCCTATCGGGTTACTTGATATACGCCTGAATACAGGGTTGTCACGGTCAGACAATACCTGTAAAGATTGCGTATTACGACTAATCTGCTTTCTAATGTTCTTTGTTGGAGGTTGCACGCCCATTAGACAAGCTCCAATGGATTGAAATCTCTTGCGATATATTGAGGGAAAAGCTTACGCCCCGCTAGTACTTCTGACCCATTCCCGAAGCCCGGAAGGGCTAAGACGGGGTCTGGCACTGGCTCTCCTGTGTTCGGGTCTTTGAATGTGGCTTCATATGACCATGTATCTGCATGAGAGAAAATATAAGACACTCTGAACGCCAACCCGTCCTCTGCCGACGCCCCTGATATTTGACATTGCCAATGTCCAGGACCATCGTTTGGCCTTAAGTCCCACTCACCATCATCAATAGTTCCGTTATACCGAATCATCCTATCAGTTAGTATCTCTCCGGTAAGTTTCACACCTATAGCATGGCCAGACTCTGCGTCCGCCTGTATTGTCTCGACCTCCGTTCGGGTAATAGTGATTGTGGGATGATATTGTTTAAAGCTAAGTAGTACGCCGTCTTTTACTCTTTTACCTGCAAAACCCACCACCTTGTCGTAGTCGTCGGGGTATTCGTACCATAAAACCATCTTGTCAAGTGTAACTGGGTCTTCGTCTATGTTAGTAATAAACTGCGTTGTCTCGACATCCAACGCTCTCGAACTTATGTCCACTCTGTAATCCTGTGAAAACTCCCGATACGAAACCGTTACCCTTGCAGCGTTGCCTACGCCCGATATTGATTCTGGGTTAAACGCAATAGCAAGAGCATTAGGCACTGTTGGGTGTGGCGTGCCGATAGGGATATTCAAAGCAAGCGTAGCCTCTACCATCATGGCATGGCCTATGCTGGTCAAACCCTCTACGGTAAAGATACGAGAGAACTCCCAGCCCTTGATTGTGAATCGACCGCCGTTGCCTTCTATTATATCTGGTAGTACGAATGACATTAGAAATCCCTCTCTTGGTCTGCGAATCTTTGGTTTATCCTCTTTAACTCTTGGAGTTGTTGGGCTGGTATGGTGTCAAGTTGAGACTGTGCTGACCCTGATAATTGAGCAGCCTGAGGTGTTGCGAACGGAGTCGCTATTCTACCGACTTGATGGCCTAATCCTTGTGCGAACTCTGTAGCCTCGCCAATCACCGCACCAGCAGCCTTGAGAACCTTACCTAAAGGAGTATCGCCGACTGATTGCATGAACCCATCAGCAAACCCTTTACCGGCCTCAATTCCTAATTTTACGACTACAGGAATAAACCTCTTAAGTAATGCACCTAGTTGATTCAATAGCACGCCGAATAATCTGCCGATCTCCTGAAATATTTCACCGAACCGGCCTTGACTTGCAAGGTTGAATGTTATCTTTAGCCATCTTACGACCTTTTGGATAGCCGTTAAAGCAACCTCTGCCCACTGCTTAATCATAGGCTGGTTATTTATGAAGAATTCTCTTACTGCTATTCCGGCTTTTGTGACCTCTGGAAGCAAGACTTTGCCGATAGTGTTCGCAGTCACTTTAACCTGTGCCCATATAACCCTAAACACGTTGGCCGTGTCGTCCATTGTGCGGGCCATGTCGCCCATATCTAAGCGAGTGGCGTTTACTATTGCCTTGTACCTGAAAAAGACCTTCTCGGCTACCGTAAGCTCTTTAGAACCACCCTTGATGGCCATACGAGCTTTGATCGTAGCGTCTTCTAATGCAAGATGCCTTATTACGGTCTCATTAACAAGGATGCCCAACCTTTTAAGCGGTTCGGATTCTCCGGTGATACCTGCCTGCAATTTCAAGAAAATCTCTTCTGGTCGTTGATTTCTGAATGACGATATATCGTTAACTAACTTAGTTAAGCCTTTGGACATATCGAAAGCTGCCTTTTCACCTAATCCCATCGAGGTAAGCATTAACTGGAAAGTACCAAGAGCCTTACGGGTGTCGTTCTCGAATAACCCCAAAGACTTTGAGTATTCGGTAGCGAAAGCCTGAGCCTCATCCGCCATACTACCCATTGAAATTTTGAATAAATTATCCGTCTCTTGCACATCCGAAGCGATCTTAACCGAAGCAATCCCGATACCCAACAAAGCGGCAGCAGTAATCTTAGCCAGACGGGTAATAGTACGCAAGCCTGATTTAATGGCGCGAAAAGCGAGAGAGAAGCCAGACTTCATTACAGAGCCTGCCCGCTTTATCATGCCTTTAATCAGACCGTTAGCCCTTGCAATCCCCTTTCTAAGAGGTGCTAGGTTGGCTGTGATGTCAATTTTTGCTAAGCCTAAGCCCATTATCTGTGTCCTTGTGCTTTGTTATGGTTTTCAATTCTATCGTTTTCAAATCGTTCTGCTGATCTCATTATTTCGATCTCTGTTACAACTTCTTGAAACTCTGATAATTTCATTCTTAATATTTCTTCATATCCAAAAGCCCCCTCAGTTCCCATTACAACATTGACAACCGAACGGATCATTGGATCAGACCTTAGTTGTCTCTCGGCTTTTTCTTTCGGACTTTCTTTTTCACCGTCTTTTTTTTTGTTGGCAGCTTATCGGGAATCGGTAATATTTCATCGATAAGCTCGTTCACATTGTCAATTGATAGCAATTCCCCTGCTGACTCAAATGTTACATCAGGGTTAGACTTTAACATAGAACGCCAAACAAGGAACTGAGCCATTTCGAGAGTTACCTCTACTTTTCCAGATTCAAGGATGCTGACTATCTTCTTTAGTTCCCTGTCGATCATCATTACTGTATCTGCCGGTACATTGTCACCATGCACCGCTTTGACGGTGGCTATAAGCTCTTTTCGTCTTTGGTCTTTGATCCATCTTTCATATTCAGTAATATCGCCAACATCTAATTTCTTTAATCTGTCTAACATTTTCTCTCCTTATGCTACTTTCAATTCTACTGCGCCATCGAATACGAAAGAAATCACTGTGACTAATTCGCCGTTGACGTTCATTCCTGTATTAGTTCCTGTGCATTTTGCCGCGCCCGTGTAATACCCGGTAGCCGCCGTTCCATCTTGTCGCCATAAATTAAGCACCGCCAATGTATCCCCAGGTCCAACAATTAAATCAAGGTCAGTGACCGGAGTTAAAATAGTTACTGTCGCCGATGCTGACTTAAGACCTACAATCTTAGTCCTGCCACATTCCAAAGGCGAAGCCACTGGCCTTGCGGTAGATGTATCACTTGTCGCTACGCTGGCCGTAACAGACCAACCCCTAATCTCTGCAAATGAAGAGCCTACTGCGTACTCGGCGTCAATATTCTTGCCGTGTATCTCTAGACTTGAACCAGCCCCACCTGTACCAGAACCGTCAAAGATAAGCCCCGCTTCGTCGTTTCCGACAATCGTATAGCTGATCGAAATAGCGTCGTCTACCGTTGCTGTTTCGGTGAACTCCGTCAGAATAGCCGCCGCTGAATAACTGGCGTTGGTTTCTTCAATGACTGCAATATTAGTACCGGCATCGCCGAGTAATCCCGCCGCCGCAACTGTCACAAGCCCTACCTGAGATTTACCTTCTGCGGTAATAGTAAAGTCAGTCAAACCAACAAGCCGGGTTGTCCAATCGTCGCCCATCGCCGGAGTGTCTACTATATCGCTAACCCTATCTATCGTGACAGTTTCAAGGTTCACGATAGCCGTTCCATCTAATAAGTTATTACTTAGTTTTCCATGTAAAGCCATAATAAGCCCTTTCTAATGTTGATACCAAATGTCGTAATCGAGATCGATTCTCCAGACATTATCTATTTTACCCATATTTGTTGCGCTTGTTCTTTCGCAAGCTTCGTGTGTATATTCACCGGCTGGATAAGTTAAGGTTGTCCAGTCGTAAACCGTTATAAATTTTTGTATAATATCGAATATTGAAATCCCACCATCGTCATTCTTAGTAAAGATGCTGAATGTTAATGACGCTATCTCCGTAGCGTTTCGCCTACCGCCCGCTGTCTCGTTTACTGTCGATCCGTCCCAAGTAAAGACACCGTAAGGAAAAGATACGTTGTCAGCGGCCTCTGTGAAATAAAGCCCGCCTGATAAGGCCGCACGGAGAGCGTCCGAGCCGGGAGTCTCGTTAAACTTCGTCATTATCGCTTGTGCTATGTCGGTTATCATTCTAATCTCTGATTAACTACTGTAAAAAGTCTCTTTATTTTACGCCTTGACTTAATCAATGCCGGTCTAAGCCACGGTCTTTTCGCTATCGTTCTTGTACCTACCTCCAAGAAATACCCATAATCCGGATCGGTTCTCGGAGATTGCATCCTTATCTTGTCAATATCAGGGCCGACCGAGGCGACTATAGTAAGGTCATTCATGCCGCTAATATCCGTAACTCCGGGCTTTAATCCATGCCTTGTCATAAAAGTAACACTGTTCGCTAAGATGCCTGTATCTCTCGCAGGCGGCTGTCCCGGAGCCGAAGCCCTATGGAAGTCACTGGCCCTGAAAGAACCACGTTTGCCCGTCTGCTTGCGCCTACGGTACAGTTTGCCAGAGCCTACGCCACCGATAAGCTTCTTAGCTTTCGCTTGTACTAGAATAGCCGCTTTGTTCATTGCCCTTACGTTCGCTTCTGTTGCCATTGCAAAGAACTTGTCGCCGTTCCACTCAAGAGTACCGCCTTGTATCTTAGCCATTATTTCACCTCCAGCAAATCTATCTCAAGGTGATGCCCGCGACCTGCTCCGTCAGCGATGCCGGTAATCTCAAACACTTTACCGTCAGATGTTACCCGGTCACTTTCGTCTATCGTCAACGAAGTGGCATTATTCGGTGTATAAAGCCTATATACATTCACAAGAGTTTCTTTGTTGAACGAATTTGTCGTGTTTGTATCTTTTCTTTGCAGGGAGCAAGCCAGAGAAGCGATGCGAGTTGAGTACGTAGGATTAGCCGTACCAGAGGTCGTCTGGTTAAAGCTTACCTGCTGTACTAAAGCTGTGTTTGGATATATCATGCTCGTGTCATCCACTTTTTTAACCGTTGCGTTATATCACCTGCCATGCCGCTTATGCCCTGCGTTGACGATCCAAGCGGTGTCTCGTATGCGTAATCGCCGATCTTTTCCCGCTTTAAATTAGAGTTTATATTCCGCTTTTCGTAATACTGTTTTGTAAGGTCGATGCAAATCTGTTCAAGGTCGGCTGGGATATCTACATAACCAGCCGTATATCGCACCACAACATTCTCGAACCCGCGATTAAACCTGCCGAAGTATTTAAGTATCCCGGATGTTGTATCGGTAACGAAATCACTGGCCGGGTCATCCGGAAGATTAGGGTAAGCAACATCTGACAAACACTGCAAACCTTTACCCGTCGGCAGTAATTCAATAGCCGACCACTGGTTAAGAATAGTGTTTTGTGTGATAGTCCATCCCTTATCGAGTGCTGATATAGCAGTGAACAGGGCAGTTAATGTCGAGTAGCTGGCAAGTGTAAGTGTTTCAGACCCGTCATTCGTACCGCCCTGTACCTGTAATGTCATATCAGATTCACTTATCGATACTTGGGCATGATAAGCGTCTGTCGAAGTATTTTGAATCCCGAAAGCGTCCTGTCGGCCTACACCGAGCATAGTAACCGAGATTACCGGGAACTGATGCAGTACAAGCTCGCTCTGGCCATCGCCGTCATAAAATTCCCTGTATGTAGTGTCTGGGAATACCCGATTACAGAATACATGGATTGCGTCTGTAGAGCGTGTGATTAGCTGTCCTATCAAAGTGTCGTCATCGCTACTCGTAATGCCCATATACAATTTAAACCTCGCTACGGTCGTCAGGAGATCGCCTGAGGCTACGGTGAGGTCAGACTGGCCCAATACAATGAAAGAGAAGACCCTTGCAACGTCAACGCCAGATAATAACCCTTCTACTCTGATAGTATAAGTCTTTAATGTTTCATATCCTAGAGCGGTAGTTGTATCAATCTTCTCAATATAATAGCCAGTGGTATTAGCGTCATCCTGTTTCGCCATTGTGCCGGAGGCTATTTCTGTATTCGTAACCTCTTCATAAATCTTGTACGTAGGCAGGGCATCAAGGTCTGTGGGCTCGAATGACTCATTCGTAACATTAGCAGAGAAAGTCAAACTTTGCTCTAATACTCCTATATTTGGACAACTCATATTCTATTCCTTAAGTTATTCCCGGTGTACCACCACCGCCTGAGATTGCGTCTTTTATTGCTTCTTGTGAATCAGTCGTGTTGTTATATGCTCCTGCACCTGCACCTTCGTCAGCGTTGATCTCTGTTATCTGGGCCGCGTCATCAGTCGCTATTGCTACATCTTTTCTTGCTAAGATTCTAATATAGCTCAAAAGCTTAGCTAGTATTACATCCTGTTTGGCATCGGTAGCGTCACCACCGCCTCCGGTAGTCCATGGACCTGTTGAGCCTGTGGATATGATTGTTGAAAGTTTCGTATCATTATCGGCAGATTGAACAACTCCAAGGTCAGCTACGATAGTATATGCGGCAGCGAGTAAAGTTCTATCTTGGAATTCGGCAGTCGTCGGAACATCGTTTAAAGTAGTTTCCATTGTGTCCTGTTTTGCCGAAGTTGCCCTTGTACTTATATTCGCATCTAATTGTGTGTCGTATTCGTTGGCCGGAGCAAGCCCATTCTGTATCTTCGTAACTGCATCGGCCTTTACGGAAGCTGCGTTAATTGCATCAGTAGCCAAAGATGTTGCTGTTATTCCATTAGCCGCAACAGTTCCAACTGAACCTGATAGGCTGCCTGTGATGTTAGCCGTTAATGCTGTAGTAATAGAGGTCGCCGCATTAGTTCCCGCTATAAACCCACCGCCCGTTGCACCCGGTACTGCATCGGGCAAGCTATTAACCGTACCTGTTGGCGTGCCGATATTAAAGAACTTCTTAAAGCCAGCAGCAATAAGTCCGGCTGTTTCTGTCAGGGCTGTACCGAGGATGGAAACAAGATCGACTTTATTGTTTCTGTTTTCAGTAGACCATTCAGCAGTAAATGGATTAACAGTCTTAGTGTCGATCAGTGCACCATTTATCTTAATCTCGTAATCATGCCCTGCCTCATAGAAGTCCGCGTCTGTCGTATCGCTAGTGTCCACACTGAGACGGTGAGACCCAACGCTGCCTACGTTTATTTCGACCGTTACGCCTGCACCGACGGTTGACTGGATTACTCCGTCTCTATATATCCATACATCGGTAGCAACTAACTGAGTTATGGTCGCACTCTCTCCGGCTTGGGCATAACTATTGAAAGTTGCCCTGACTGTTGCTCCGGCTACAAAATCGCCTTTATAATCACTCATAATTTATCTCTATTCTACCTTTTTAACCCAAACGGCACCGTATTGTACGATACCTGCCCATTGACCAGGCCTTAAAATGATATTTGCAATACTGGCAGAGTCAGTAAGAAACCTCAATCTTGCTATGCCTGATCGTCCGGCAGCGGAAATGTCAATTAACATTCTACAATGAGCCGTAATCGCAGCCCCGTCTTGTGCAGTCATACATCCGATTGCAGTCCCTTGTCTTGTCGCATCTGATTTTACACTTACTTCTAAGTAAATGTCATAATAAGTTGCATCTTCCAGTGTTGCGGTAATTTGTGTGCTCAGTGTCACATCTGTATCGGCGGCATCGACAGTTATTTGTTGCCACGCTCCAACTAACGCATCTGCTTGTATCCCTGAACCTCTGGCTACTTTAGCAACCGCAGTTGCACCTGATTCGTTTGTAAGCGTAAGGTCGTCTGCTAATCCAGCAGTATCGCCAAGGAACAACGGATTGTCTACGAACCGTAAATCATTATACGGAGGTCTTGGTGATGGGGGCAGATTCGGGAATCCTAAGAATATTTCCGCCAACGCATCGGCCATAACCCAGTACCCGGCAATAGACGGATGGGAATTATCAGTACCATCCCTGTTTAATGGATTAGTCGCCGCATCTTCCCCCCATGTCACATCATCAGTGGTAGCAGTCTTCTGGCCCGCTAAGGCTACAGCAAAATTCACACAATAGGTGTTAGCTTTGCTTGAGGCATAGCTGAGAATGAATTCGTTTAGTTGCTCGAATATCAGCTTATGTGGGTCAGACCTGCCATTGCTAGGACATAATGTGGATAAAATGACAGTTTTGCCAGCATTAACAAGTTGATCGCGTATTGTCTGAATACCTGCAATATTAGTGGCGGCAGAAACATCAGTAGTATTGACACCGCAAAGAACAATAATAACATCAGCGTCACTTGCCACCGCACCTGGTAAATCGTCTATAATAACCTCTGGAATAGTATTGCCGGATGTTGCAAACACCAAAGCAGGATCAACGGTTATCCGCTGGTCAAGCTCAAATTCTAAACGCGGCAAGTAATGATACCCATCCGAAGCCCAAAGGGTTTGACTTCCTCCTGCGTTTATTGAAATACTATCGCCAAGGCAACCTACTTTTAAGCAGGGCTGGTCACCTATCTCGTTAGGACTTGCAACTTCTAAAACAAAATCACAAGCACCCACCGTCCCTGCATTTACATATAAGAGGGCTAATCCCGACCCGGAAATATGTTGAAAAACGCAACTCTTGCTGTACCCCGCAGTACCAGCAATGGGGATTGTATCGCCCAGGTCGTTTACTATTCCTAGTTCTGGGATAGTTCGTGGTGAATATTCTTTATATCTAAATAGGTTCATTTTATTACCTCTTATTCAGTAGTTCCTTGAACGTGAACAACCACCTGCCCTGCTCCGCTAGCTACTACGTCAATCGACTTACCAGACGCTACCTTGATCGGGTTCCGGAAAGTATAAACCGCTGGTTGAGCCGTAGTGGTAAATGTTATCCCACCAACTATAGGAATCGGAGTACCAGTGTTGTCTTGAATGGTCACTGTTATCGCAGATAAGCAATAAATCATTATCGAGTTAATGAGGTGAGACTTACCTGAAACAGCAGCGACTACCGTTTCTGTTCCCTGGGCGTCTGCTGATATTCCTTGCTTGGAGAATCCAGCCCCGTTGCCGAGTATATGAGTCGTTACTGTAATTGCCATGATTTATTCCTTAATTATCCGTTTACTGTCGGCGGTACAAAGAAGTACCGGAATCCAAAGTTTATATTTGTCACGCTATCCGTAAAATCGTCATTGTAATAAATCTCAAGCTTAGAACCTTTTTCCAAGAAAGACGGACGCATTGACAGGTCTACACTTGTCAATGGCTGCGCTTGTACGCCCGATACCGCTATAGTGGTTACTTTCATATTCTTATCTTCGGCTAATATGATTATACCTGCATCACTACCAGGCGTAGCGTCCGCTATCTGACCTATATCTAGTACGAATACGTCTTGAGTGCTAAATACCATAAACATCAAGTCAGAGAAATCGCCCGACCCTGCTGCACCCGGAATCTTTGTTATATGGTTTGCCGAAGCTTCGCCCGGCGTAGAAAAAGCGTACCCATTGTTATAGTAGCTGATTGAGAATGTCGTATCTGGGCCGTAAACAGTAACGTCAGTATCTATGTAATGTAATGTTAAGGCGTAGTAATGACCCTCATTCAAAGGATTATTATCCGGTATTTCAAGGGCTACTCCGGCAATGAAAGCCCTTATCATGTAAAGTTTTTTACCGCCGACAAGATCAAGCAGGTAGGATGTCGTAACTGCACCGCCGTTGGCTCCCCGGTCGCCTATCTCTGCATATTGAGTTGCATCGTCAAGGCTAAATGTAGCTCCATCACCGACAGGCAGAGTCGTTCCCATATCCCAAAGCTTTATTTCTACCTGGCCGGGAGGCGGAGTTGCTACTATATCGTCTACATAGCCAGAGAACGTATTAGCCGCATCGTCAACCCTGAATCCTATTTTATCTATGTCAGTGAGGTCTACAGCTCCGGCGTCGTCTGATAAAGCGTTGATATTTATCTCGAAATGTTCCCATGTGTTTATATTGCCAATAGTAAGCTGGATACTCGCTGAAGCACTTGAACCGTCTTCTACAAAGAACGAAACCTTAGCCTGTGCAAACGCCCTGTCTTGATACCAGTCTAAATTGAAAGTAAAATCAGTATAATCAATACTATCGCCAACCGTAAAAGCCCATTCGTCATTCAATGTGGACAAATTCAACTTCATGGATTTATCACCGGTCTTTACGATAGTTGTTTCAAGAGTCGCTTCGTTAGAGCCTGCCAGAATCCATGCAGCCTGTAAATTCCCACTAGCAGCATAGCCTTCAAAATCATCTAAAGTTGAACCTTCGGCAGATTCCAAAGTTAAGCCTATCCCGTTGATATTGTCCTGAGATGCTTTGAATATCTGCCCAACGATTACCCCCGATTCAACAATGTCCATAGCTTCACGGGAACTTTCTGCATGTTCGTTGATTATTTGTGGACGAAGTTTAAGCTTGTTAAGTTGACCCTTTAGGAGAGAGAACTTATTACCGCTTGCGGTCATTTCTCTATATTCGTCTATTAAAGCACCCATGATTATTTCCTTACTTTTTGATTCCTTCGATTCTATCCAACGAATCCTTTATATATCCAAACTGTTCTGTCTGATGTTTTTCGTGTTGGTTCATATATTCCTTATTTACTTTCTTGTTATCTAGCCCGGTTCTGCCAGCAAAGCCGACTGTAAACGAGCCGAGAACCAAGGTAATGAGTACCGTCAGTAAAACTTTCAGCCACATATCTTTCGTTCCTGTTGGCATGTTGTTCTCCTATAAAGATGTGGGCGGCGGGACCATGTACCGCCCACACAGAAAAGAAATTATCTAATTTGAACACACTTGAAATAGTCGATGTGCAATATCGGATCGGTTGTACTGTCGGTCTGGCAGACAAACGTAGGAGTCAAATCAACAACCGGGATGTTCGCCGTCAATAAGGTACTGGACCCCTTAACGTCATCAATCCAATATTCAATCTTAGTAACGCCGGTGATCTTGAATGCGAACTTGACATAAGTATCTTCTACTAGCGTTTTAATTCCGGTTACTTGACTCTGTGCCGTCGCCTTACACGCTGACAACTCCGACACTCCCGCGAGGGTAGTCAAAACAGTCAATCCGACATAATCAGCGTTCGCATCAAGCGCCCCGTTGGGTAAAAGGGTAGTATCGGTATCAGCAAGCCCCACAAATAGCTGTGGCGTGATCGCCGTATCGACAACCTTAAACCGGCATTCGTACCAAATATCCTTGTCGGCAGCAGGCTTAAAACATTCGCCTAGTTTCTGGACATTAACCCCTTGATGCTGTGTACCGGAATTGCAGTCCGCCAGAACTACGCCGCCAACCTCATCGGTTAATGCAAACGTGCCTGTCGATGCCTGTGTTACCGTGTACCCTGCTAAAGTAGCAGCGTCGATGTTATTAAAATCCTCAAAGATAACATGAGCCATTCCAGGATCGTGCATAGCTGCATTTATTGGACAGGTTGCCCATACACCGCCGAGCATAGCCTGATTATGCTTGTCATCGAAAAAGACTTGATTGTCTTCTGTATATTTTGCTTTAGTAGTCATAATATATTCCTTAATATTAGGGTGCGGACAGTTTCCCGCCCGCACCGGACTTTATTAAATTTACGCCGTTACAGCGTTCAATACTTCGCTGTCATACGAAGGCTTAGCCATCATAATGAGACAACCTGCGAGAACGGCGGCGTTAGCCACTTCCACGCATTTTAGCCTGACATTGGGATAGTTCAGATATGCGTTTTCTGCTTTCGCACGAATAACATACGTCTGATTACTTCCAGCGGTAGTCGTGAAACCAGAGGACGTTACTGCTGTCCATTTGGTATTCGTCTCGCTTGCCGAAATACGTTTGTATTCGTATTCAACGGCTTGCTGAGTCGTAGGCACGAGGTCATCACAAGACTCTACCGTAATCAAGGTAGTTCCTGTAGTTCCGAGTCCCCATGACAAGATGAAATAAGCTTCTTCATACTCAGACATTTTCACAACGTCAGTATAGATAGTTCCGGCAAGAGCGTCGGCTACTGGCGATGCCAATAGCGTAGTGCTTGCCCCTGTTCCTGTTACAAAGTGAAATTCACTCATTTGTATATTCCTTAAAAGGAGGGTTTAGATTAACGAGCCGCCAGAGTTACGAAGCTGGACAGGGTTTTATCACTGTGCTTCGGAGTCAATGCGGTCTTTTCCCACGGCTTACCATCCATACGGACAATGAACCTGAACGCTGTCTGATCGGATACAAACTTCAAGTGAATACTGGAAGCTGCTCTAATCTGGCCGCCGTTCTTTTCGCCGACAAGGTACTGTCCCCAATCTGCGAGGGTGATATCACCCTTATCGCCGAGCGTCTGGTTGTGTTCGGAGAAGAAGATAGGACGCCCGAGGAGGGTAGTGATAGGGCTACCAGTAACGCCGTTGGTACTTGTCTGCATCAAGCCAGCCGAAGAACCGCCTGTGCCAACAGGAAGAGCTAGGGTAGCGATGGCAACAAACGCATCGATATTAGCCTGCCATATAGCAGAACTCTGACCAGCAGGTCGTAGACGCGACCACATCTTGAGGATGTTTTTCGTTACGATGGTATCTGCGGCCTGCCCGGACTCTTTAGCGACAGTAACGAGACTTGGTGCATTCAAGATACCCAGAGACTGATTTGCTCCGTTACCGTTCATCAGGTCTTCGTCGATCTGGAATCCTATAGCGTCACCGAAGCCCTTATTGAGCATTGGCTCAATCGAGATCGGAGAATCTTCAAGCAGTTCGCTTGTAGCGAATACCAGACAAGCAAGCTTGGATAGTTCCAGGTTGACCTTGCCGAGTTTCATCTTACTGGCCGTAATGTCGCCGCCTTCGTCTGGACGGTAAACAATAATACCACCATAAACATGGAGGGCATGGCTTTCGTCTTCGATTACCGGGATTCCGACTGCGTTAGTCATCATTGGAATCTTCATCGTTCGAGGATAAGCAATAGATGTTTCAAGCAGATTCGACATCAGCGTATTACGCTGCATTGTCGGAACCAGGAACCCACCTTCGGAATCAATGCCTTCGTTCTGACCCGATGGAGCTTTTGAGACCTGGTTGATCCAGTTGCTCATCTTTTCAGTGAATGTACCACTGGCAGACTTGCGGCATTCAATTGCGAAATCTCCCATGCAACTAAACCCGCCTGTTTTGAGAAAGTCGTCTTCGTTGTCCTGCTGGATTTGGAAGTCGGCGTTCTGCTTAAGGATTTCGTTGATAATTTCCTTCTTAAGCTCGTCCCTTAATTCCTTGTTACCTGCGTCTGGATTGAATTCGTCTACTTTGACGATGTCGCCTGCCTTTGCGATATACATTTCGCAAATATCTTTTCCTACAAGGCTTTTTGCGGCATCTTCATCAAGCTCTAATAGGCGGCCTTTTGCCCACTTGATACCATCGTTTTCCCACTCTTTTAAGAGTCTTATTTGTACTTTCATAATAGGGTTTCCTTAAATTCTAGTTTACATTTATCAGCTAATATCTCTGACTGCCGTAACTAGCATCTCCGGTTTTACCCTAATACTTCCGTCACTTTGTGCCTAATATCTCTACTGGCTTATTT